TTTTGACTGGTTGGTCCCCGTAGGGGATTACCTGTCGACTATCGATACCTTCGTTGGAAAGGAGTTCGTCTCTGGGTGTGCCTCCTACATAACGGATGACTCCGTTATTAGTAAGCCAGCCAATGTACGAGGGGACCCCACCAATTTTGGCTGGGTCCTCGGAAAGGTTAATCACCTCGCGGAAAGCACGGCAAAACGCCGTTTCTACCGCAGAGTTGCTCTGACTTCTTTCCCCTCCGCGACGCTACCTCGTTTAGATGTTAATCTAAACACGCAACGAGTCATCGACGCGATCTCTCTGGTTACCCAGAAGATCCGTCGCTGACACCTCGGAATCCCAATCCTGGGCTCTGAGAAACTTACTAAGGAGTCGAAATGACTGCTTTCGCAAACATCACCATCAACGATGGTCTGGCGACACCTGTCGCACGCACCTTCACGGCACGTCGCATTGACGGCGGCGTGGCTAAATGGCAGGAAATCGCCGGCGGTATTGCTGTCGGCTTCCCTACCATTACCGCGTCGCTCCGCGAGCCCCTCAAGAACCAAAAGAACGGCTCCCGCGTTTATCGCGGTAACCTGAAAGTGGTTTATCCGGTGCTCGAGGTTGTCCATGCCTCGACGTATAACGGGATTACTCCGGCCCCCACGAAGGCCTACGAATGCGTCATGAACGTGGAATTCACGTTCCCTGAACGCAGCACTCAGCAAGACCGCAAGCACGCGCGTGCCTTCATGGCTAATGCGCTCGCCCAGGTCGATCTGAAGGCCCTCATCGAGGATTTGAATATGGTATTCTAGTCGATTTCTGGCTAGTGTGCCCTCTATTCATTCCTCAGAACCGGAGCATTATAATGCTAAAGGAAAAACAACAGTTGAACTGTTCCTCTTTCATCGATAGCGAGACCAGGTCTGCGGCTATGTCGTTCTTTGAGTCACTCGGATCTCCAACTTCGTTGGGGTTGTTCCTGTGCCTCAAGTATAAGGACGACACTGCAGCCTGCTCTCACTCTATCAACCCTCTTCTATATACTGATCACGAGGTTTTTCGTCGTGATTATTTGGCAGCATCACTGCTGTCAAAGTATTCAGTAGGCCCGAGTGGGCACGAGGAGGGTCGCCGTAAGGCTACGATTGAGAAGTTCTTCCTCTGCGAGGACCGATTAAGGCTAGTTGCTCGAACCTTCTCCAACCCTGTAGACCGGCTTACGCCGGCACAGCTGTCTCAACTTGAGATAGCCCGTGAAAAAATCTACAAGATCATTGGGGATGGCCCAGACGCTTCCAGCCTCGAGATGGACTTCGCATTCGGCCCGGGATCGAGTTCCTCGATCCCGAGACGAAAAGCACACCCGTCGAACAAGTTTCTTTCCGCGGATGTAACTAGTGCTGCTCTCCCTCTATTAGAGTACTTCTTTAGAGGGGTCGATCTCGATCGCCCGAAGGCGAACGTCATTGAAAGCAGCAGGATTGAGTTTGTCCCGAAGAACTTCAAGTCTGACCGTGCTATTGCCGTTGAACCCGACTGGAATATTTTCTTCCAGAAGGGTCTCGGCCGTCAGCTGCGGCGATGCTTACTAAAGAGAGCAAACCTTGATCTCGACAACGGTGCAGAAGTGCACCACCGTCTTGCTCAGGAAGCCTCGATTAATGGCATGCACGCAACGATCGATTTGAGTTCAGCCAGTGACTCGATCTCAACGAGCTTAGTTCGGTATTTACTACCTTACAAGTGGTTCGTTGCGCTCAACACGTGTCGTACTGACCGCATTGAGCACGAAGGCAAAGTTATCCCTATGAGGAAGTTTTCCTCTATGGGCAATGGCTTCACCTTCGAACTTGAGACACTGATATTCTACGTACTGGCTTATTCAGCAATACGTAGTTCGGGAGCACACGGACACCTGTCCGTCTTCGGGGATGATATCATCCTTCCGTCGGCGGCAGTCCAGGATCTTTTTTCAATCCTGGGCGTTTGCGGGTTTATCGTAAATCAAGATAAATCCTATGCAGATGGACTTTTCCGTGAATCATGTGGGGGCCATTTTTTCGATGGGATAGATACAAAACCCATCTACTTGAAGGACCCGTTGTCACATGATTCAGAAAGATTCAAATTCTGCAACAAACTCCGTCGTGCATCGTACCGGTTCTACCATACTGATGTTCATAACGGTCTTTTCGCTAAGCCTTATGCTAATGCTAAGCGCCGTATCCTTCGGAGTTTTCATATTCCAGAAGGTTACGGGGATGGCGGACTCGTCAGTCACTTCGACGAAGTCTGCCCCTCAGCAAAGCGAAAGCAAAGCCGAGACGTCTATAAACATCCGCACGGAATCGAAGGATTCCGGGTCCG